TTGTTATCTTGAAGAATTAGATAAAAGATTTTTACATTACAAAATTGAAAAAACCTCGAAAGATGAAATTGAAAAAAACACAGAATATAATACTACTTATGGATACATTGAAGCTACACACAGTTTAAATAATTTTAAATCAAAAGGAAATAAAGCACCGTTGATATTTCAAGAGACAAATGAAAATTTATACATAAAAAATGGTATTCTTGATACGGATAAATTAGAAGAAATTAGAAGAATACTCGCAGAATCATTAATGAATATGATAATTAAAATGAAAAAATATCTTACCTAAATATACAATTACCTACAAAAACTTTAGATTTTTCCTTTATTTGAATATCTTCATAATCTTTTGGATTATAAAATATTAAAGTTTGAGACCCCCAGTTAAAATATCCAATTATATCAAAAATATTTAATGAATCACCTTTTTCTGCAAGGAAATCAAAATCCTGAATCGTCGATTCCCCAACTAATAACAAATATACTGGTGTTTTTTCAGTTTCTATTTCAAGTATCCACAATGAATTATTACCAAAAAAGTCATCTTTGCCCTCAATAGGTATCATTCTTTTAATTGTTCCTGTGACAGGCATATGAATTCTATGATAATATGTTACAAGTAATTTCATATCAATATAATTATAGGTAGGAATATTTATATCAAAGTTTTTCAATTCTTTAAGAACATCAGGAGATTCTTTTTTTAATCTAATTATTTTTTTAGTGTCTTTAAAATTTCCTAACGCCTCAATCCAAGATTCATTTGGAATAATCATTGAGCATTTCTTAGAAGATTTTTGTATTTCTTTATATTTTTCAACTGTCAATTTTCTTGTAAAGAAATCCATAAAAGATCTAAATGGTTCTCCTGTATACCAATCTTTATGATAATTATAAGGTTTGTATGTTATTTCATCATTTTTAAGAAAATGCTTTCTTAATTTATTTAAAAGTTTTAATGGTATTTCCTTATATCTATAATCTTTTACCGCATTAAGAATCTTTCTTTCTCCATTCTCATTTGTGTCAAGAAGAGTTTCAACTTTTTTTAATCCTTGATGATCATCATATGTCAAAATCATAAAACTATATATAAAAATTTAAAAATTAAAATTTAGATCGATTTAAATTTCCCTCATAAACGATTCCATCAATCTCCCTTGTTGTTGCCCATAAAGGTCTTAAATTTTGTAATGCACAAACTATTCTAACATCTTCACTATTATCAAATTTAGTAACTGCTTTGATATGATCTATATGCCAATCACCGTGATTATCCCAAGTCATACCTTCTGTAAACTGTTTTTCAATATGCTCTTTCAATTGTATTGCAGAATAACCCAACAAATCAATTGTATGTCCTTGTTTCTTAGTTCCAAGACGGTTAAGAGCAGAGTGTAAAATGGAACGCCATGCTATAGTATGTGGATTTTCTTTACGATATTTAGACTGAAGTTCATTCAAATGCTCTTTATTTTCTTTTCTCCATTGTTTATAACGTGTCTTACATTTTTCCGTAGAATGATATTCTTTCTTTTGCAATAAAATTTTTTCTCTATTTTCAACATGATATTCTTTTTTTCTTTCTAATATTCGGTCTCGTTTTTTTTTATATCTATTTTTATCATACAACTTTCTTTTTTCCTTAAAATCAGGTACTTCTTTATATTTTTTCTGAATATTTTTTACACATTCTTTGCATTCCCTTCTATAACCATCCGGCGTACCTTTTTTCTTATGAAATTCAATAATTTCTTTCATCTCACCGCAAATTCTACATATTTTTTCCATATCTTCCCAATAATCATTTTTTAACAAAAAAAAAAGGCAAGTTGCCTTTTTTAATTTTAATAATAGAAATCTTCCCAATAATCTGCTAAGAAGTTTGCACTCAAATTCATAATCTCAGTACCTGATTCCCATGAAAGGTCTTCAACTCCTGTAAACGATTTCATCATTGCGTTATGATAAGTTACCCTACGGATAACTTTGCCTTCTTTATCGTGTTGGTGAATAATAACATCTCCAACAAGATTTTTCTTATAATGAAGTGTACCTGTTTCATTGTTCCAACCAAGATCATACCAATCTTTAAGCATTTTAAAACAAAAAATTTGATAATCATCATTTTGATTAAGATTAAATGTAATAGTTAGATCATCAACATGTGTTTTTTCTGGCATCATAACAAATACTCTAGTTGAATATTTGAATCTTTGAGTTTGTGATTGTAAGTCTGGATACGTTGGAAACTTAGCTGTTGTAGTATTCTCCAAAAGTAAATGAGTAGCATTCGGATGAATAGATTGAAGTACTGTTGGCAATATCAAAGTACATTCATATAAGTTTTTGTGTATCGGTTCCCATTTTTCTTTATGAGAATCTATAACTGTAAAGTGTGCTAATGGCATATTTTATGGATTATTTTATTGTATATATTAAAATTTTCTTTGCCCCCTCTAATAATATATAGATTTGTCAATTATATCTTATTAAATGAGGTTTTTATAAAAAACAATAAAAAATATTTATATATAATTGTTTAAACTTTATTATATTTAAATCATATTATAATTATAATTGCAAGCGTAGCATTTTGGAATGCGTTTACTTTTTCCAAGTAGAAGAAAATAGTTCGAATCTATTCGCTTTGCTCAAATTTCCAAATGAATTTTAATTGTCCAGAATCATAAATTCTATATATTTTTCTTTCCAACATTATTTCATGTTCTGTTTTATTTGAATCAAAACCAGCCTTAATTAAAGCATTTTTTTTATAAGTAAATCTATGCTTTCTAGTTTTATCTACTATGTAATAGTAATTAGGTTTTGATTTATGTGAAAAATCAAAACCTAATTGTTTATATAAAAATCCATTGGAATAACTTCTATTCGCATATGTTATTATTTCTTTTGGTTTATAATTTTTAATAAAATATTTAAATAATTTTGACGCACCACCTACTACATTTGTATTCAATTTATTACAAAATCTACTCAATTCCCATTCATCAATTGAACCTTTTTCGTTCATTACTATTCTTTTTTTACCAAAAGTCATCAATGATATTAATTCATTTTCATAAAATAATCCTATTTTTACTTGAGAACCAACAAATCCTTGAATATGATTTTTAATCAAAAAACTATTAATTGTATTATCAGTTATTTCCTTTATTTCACATTTTCTTGCATATATTTTATTTAGAGTTTTATTTAATTTATTTAAAACCATTGATTTAACTATATCCTTTTTTAGTAACCAATCATCTTCCCATACGTGAATAAGTTGTATACCTTTTTGTTCACATAATTCTGTTTTTTCTAAATGATAATTATCAGGTTTATTAATTTCATTGTGCCACCATAATCCATTAAATTCAAATGCTAATTTTAATTCTGGCAAATAAATATCAAGTTCCTTATTTATTATAGTTCTATTGTTTACTATTACATTGTCATAGTTTTTTCTTATAAATTCTATTAACTCTATCTCTAATCCTGATATACTTTTATTTATAGGATTACACTCGGTACATATTAAAGTTTCAGTTCTACGTCTAGAATTTAATAATGAATAATCTATTTCAAAAATATGATCATTATTACATTTCATAGTATATTTTTTATTATCACTATCTATGTTTAATATATCATACTCTTTATAATATAATTTAATACTATTTGCCAATGTTAGCAATTGTTTTTTTGCTGCTTTTTTCTTTATCTCTACATTTTGTAGTGCAAACTCTACTCCATATCTTAATAACATTGTATTTTTTATTTTATTATCTATATCTTTATTCTTTTTAGGATTATCTACATCATACCTTTCTATTAATGTCTTTTTTACTTTATCAAAAATTTCTTCAGATTTTAATGGATTATTAACTCCATAATTTTTCATTAATGTTTTTATGGATTTTTCTTTTATTTCATTATTTTGCATCGGACTATTAAAACCATATATTTCATTATTGGTTTTTTTAGTTTTTTCTTTAATGTCAATATTCATCGCAGGTGCTTTCGTACCATATTTTTTATATGATTTCTCTTCTTTAATTTTCTTAATTTCAGGATCACTACCAATGCATCTATTAGAACAATATTTATAATATCCAATAGTCGAATTTTTAAATTTCACCAACGAATGACAATTTAAATTACTACAATAAACAATATCTTGAATATCATTGACATAATGATAAACTTTTTCTTTGAAAGGTAAATTACATAACTTGCCTTCACAAAAAGCAATAATAGCATTAAAAATTTCTGGATAATTTTTACTCACATATTTTTCTAAATACATTCTACCAGAAGCACCATTTTCTTTTTTTATAATTTCTATATATCTATTATTCAACATAAGTATCTTTTACTCTTATATATAAGAATATATTGTTTCTGTTTAAAAATAAAAAAGGAGAATAAAAATTCTCCTTTTTTAATCAACTAAAACTGATTTTTATTTGAATCCCATTGATTGAATGTCACCTTTTTTAAGAATCGTAATATTATTAACAATAATACCCATTCCTTTTATTATCTCAACGTAAGTATCAAGAACACCCATCTGAAGGTCTATAACGTAATCCGTGTTATTAGTTTCATCACAAACATTCCAAAAATCGTAGAAGCCATTACTATCTAAGATATCTTTACAAATTTTATCTGCACGATATTTAATTTCTGCTCTAATTTCGGGTGTGTTAAAACTCCATTGATATCTAAGAAGCATATCATATAATCTATTTTCAAGTTCAATTAAAACTTCTCTTGAATGCATAAAGCTTAATGAACTGTATGGAAATACTTGTGCAGTTGATTCTGAATTGATACAATATCCATTATTAAGTTTATAAACAATTGGATTTGCGTTCATTTGATAAAGGTATTCAAGATCAGTATTAGTAAAATCCATTTCAGTTTTTGTAATACCTTGAATTCTACCATTTGTTATACCTGCACAAATTGTCCAAGGAACCATACCGGCAACATTAGATGTAAATTTCATCATATAAGTTGTTGCAGCGTATGCTGAAGGTGGTACCCATTTAGGAATACCATTATCATATATTCTGACATAAGGGAAGAAATAACCTACAGTTGATCTACCATCAATATCACCATGTTGTTGTGCAAATTGATAATAATAATCAGGATTTTTAGTTTCATCCGCGCCTGTTTTAACATATTCAAGATTAAGTGAACTATCATCATTAACGAATGATGGATTTGTTGAATCTCTAAATATTTTAGCACTTGGCATATTTAAGAATCCTAATGAATTAAGTTTCATACCACAAAGATCAGCAAGTTGTTGTTTTGAACCATAACCATCAATTGGTTTAAGTCCTAATCCCCAAGGATCTACAAGGTATCTCCAAGTAATTTTATTCTTATCAGCTAATGCTTTAGCAAGATTTGTATCTTTATTAATAATATTAAGAATAGAATTCTGTCTTTCATCCGTACCATCAGGTATAGAAGCAATATTTACCACAAATGGTGAAATTTTCAATGCTTTATATTCATCTACATATTGTTCCATGGTTGGATAAGTCATAGTGGACCAAGTCGTTCCAGTATAAATTGGATCTACATCATTATTTACAATTTTAATTGGAGCATCTGTATAAAGAAATTTAGTATTAACGTTAGATGAATTATTTTGAACTTTAATAATTCTAGTTAATTTTCTAGGTACTGAACCTTCCAAATATCCTGGACCATCTGGTGCTTGCCAATTAGATTCATCATAATAAGCTGCTAAGAAACCACCTTTAGTTATTTCCGAATAACGATCTTTGTCGACCTCAATTTGTTGGCATTTAGTTAAATCATTATTGGATTCTATCCAATTTATTATATCTACTGATTGTTCCCAGCTAGATTTATAAGAATGAATTACTAATGATTTATTATATTTTGTTGCATCAATCCAATCACTATATACAATCTCATATAATGTATTTGTTGTAAGATCAATTATAAAATCTACATTAAGTATATTATTTTGATCTATAAACATTTTTAAATAAATTTTAGTAGAACCACTATTATTGTTTATATAGAAGTAATCTAAATTATTTATAATACCATTGTAATAATTTTGATAAAATGTTGAATATTTTCCAACAATACCTATTTTTGTACTTGTTCCTAAAACATTATATCTTGTTCTCAAAGAATCCGTATTTATTGCTGTATCATGTAACAAAAATTCATTATCAGTATAGTATAACAAAAAAGTATTATTGCTATAACAATATGATGGATTTGTAACATAAAATTTGATAGCAGCATTAATTACAGATGAAGCATGAACGCTATATATAGAAGTAATTGGCACTTTACTCATATTACTCAAATCTGTATCTATTGTTATAGTAACAGTACATCCAGTTCCATTACTACCAACAGTTTGATATACTCCAGATGAATAACCAACACCAAACGTTGTTAAAGTAACGGCGGATACTGTTGTGTCACCTGAAATTCCAATTGTTATTGTACAAGCATTATTTCCACCAACTAAGGTTAAAACTTCACCTGCTGTATATCCAGAACCAACAGCTGTCAAAGTGACTGTTTCAACAGCGCCATTTTGAATAAGTACAGTTCCAGTTTCGGTACTAGAATAATCATATAATTGATTGAAAGAATATAGTGTTCTAAGATAGAAATAATCACTATAATTACCAGTTTTACCTGATGTTCCATTAAATTCAATATTCATATAAGTACCAGTAGAATCAACACCATTTGATATGGTAGTACCATAACCTGTAGTTCCTCCAATAGGTATATATCCATTCTTATCAACTGAAACACCTGTATAATTTAATGTATATGTACCACCTGATAAAACATGTTTAACATAACCTAGAATAATTGTACTATCCAAACTGTAAGTATAATCTGGCATTATAGCACCTACAGATGATGATGAATTTGCACCATATAAGATATTAATGGTATTATCATTAGTAAGATATAAAACATCATATCTTGAGCCATTGGTTGCATAAGTAATAGAACTCAAAGTAATATTATATGTTGTAAATCCAGAAATTAAAGAACCATTTATAACATAATATGGATACGAACCAGTAGTGAATTGAACTGAGCAAGTTGTTGAACCTGTTGAAGTTGCACCTGTATTAAAAAATATATCAAATATATTTCCATTTGTAAAGGCACCAGTTCTAACATTTACACCATTATTAAGATAATCTACATTATAGCTATTATAATTATTTGTCATAACATTGTTACTAGAATCTAGATATTTTTGTGTATAAGTTACAGTTTCTTGTAAATTTGCACTATATGACATAAAATCAATACTAGTAATATTTTGTCCTACAATGACATCACCAATAATATCGAGATTACCAAGTTTAAAATCTGCTTCTAATAATGAATCTTCATTATAAGTACAAAACAAACCTGTTTTGTCAGTATTGTTATTAACGACACTTTTAATATACATATCTCTATTATCCAAATCTTTGAAGTAAGGAATTAAAGAACAATCGTATTTAGCGAGAACAGTAACGGTTCTTTCATTTAAAAAATTATTAACTTGACCTTTTATCAAACCAGATGTATTAAAATATTTACCGAATGTTGTGTCATTGCTTAACGTCTTGTAATCTGACCAATCACCAGCAACTACAATTAAGGAAACCATATAATCTGAAATCCATTCTCTATAATCAATGTATGCTGGTACTTTTGTCCTGTCACCATACCATTCTTCTGCAGTTACATCAAAACCAGTAATTTGTGATTTGTACATAAAACATGTGATATCCTTATCACCCATATTTGTAATATGGAAAAGTCGTTCATTATCTTGAACACCAGAATTATTAGCTTTAACGACATTTAAAAAAGCATCAGTATCTCGTTCCCAAAAATCTTGTCTGTTATAGAAAGATTCATAAGCTGCTCTGTTAACAGAACTATTTTGATATTGTGAAGATACTGAAATACTCTGCCAGTCTACCTTATCACGATTTGGATTGGTTGCTAATAAATTCAATGCCCAAACTGGTCCATTTTTTAACATTTGTTTTACAGTTTTATGAAAAAATGAACCTTTATTTTCTAATCTTCGATCATCATCACCAAAAATTGCAGTGAAATCATTTGGATTAGTCATGTATATTGGTGCATTAAAAGGACCTTTTTTAGAAAAACCAGGTACTAAATTTATAAGAACATTCTGTACAGGAAGTTCTGTAATTGCATTATCAATCTCTTCAATGAAGATGTCTGGTCTTTTGTATTTTCCGAAGTCTTTGTCTTTGATTGGCATAATTTAAAATTATTTTTTATATCTTATATATTAATTTTTTTTACTAAAAAATCTCATTTTATATATTAATATCAAATTTTGAAAAAAAGTCAAAAATCATGCAAGATATAATGATTTATTTTTTTATTTCAGAAAAAAGGTCTATCTTTGCATTATAATTATTCACTTAAAAATCACCAATATGAGAAACAGATTTTATCTTCCAAACCGTGTGTTCGCAGTAACGAAAATTTTTGATTCCATTAAGGTTAATGAGGATCTTAACAAATTCGAAAACAAAGTCGAAGATGGATTCTTAACTACAACTTATGATAGTAGAGAAATTTGCAGGGTAGAGATATCTAAAATTTACTACAACTTTGATTTTACAAATTTCTGCAAATCAATTTTATCTGAAATCACAAAATATTTCACACCTGAAAAATATTCTCTCAAGGTTGCAAGTGGTGTTCAGGAACTTCGTCTCGTAGGTGATGAACTCTTCATTGATAATGAAAAATATCAGAAAATGATCAGTATTGTCAATTCAACTGACAAATCTAAAGCATTGTCAATGAATATTGGTCTTGTAAAGGCTGATGAAGAAGGAAATCCTATTTCTTATACAATTCTGACAAGTTTCAGTAATAAACATTATAAAGCAACCCTTCCGGAAAAAATTAAATCTTTTTCTGACAATCTTATCAATTTTAATATTGATATTGATTTTCATATCAAAACCATTGAAAATTTGAAAAATAAAGAAGTTTCTATAATTGCGTTTGCAAAAAGCATCATGTTTAAGGAAGATGGAAAACTTATTAAAACTGTTGAATTAAAACTCCGTGCATTAGGAAAAAAACTCGTTTATGATTATGGCTTCAGGAAAAATTACAACACTTTAACAAATTTAACAGACGAAAATATCAATAAAATTGAAGATTTTACAATCAATTGCAAGGTTTTATACAATGCTTACATTGAATTGTTTAAGGATCAGGACACCTCAATTATCGCAAGAGAATCAAGGAGAATCATTGACGCATTAGAAACTCTTTAATTTTTTTAACAATAAATATTCCTTATATTTGCAAAATAATATATACAACTAACAAAATTAAAAATTGAACATTATGAAAAAACTATTTCTTTTATTCGTTTTAAGTATGATTTGTTTGGTAGGTATGTCACAGGATTATTTTATATCCTTTGCTGGCTCTGCTTCAAATTCAACGGTTGATACAGTAAAAATTATCAATTTGACACATCCGGATACATTGTTTATCAATAGTAATGCCGGTAATACAACTCTTCACTTGGTCTCTTGGCCAGTTGGTATCCCAAATGTTAATAAAAAGACAGATATTCAGGTATATCCAACACCAATGGTAGACCAAACCACCTTTAAATTTAATTGTCCTTCAGACGAAGATGTAAATATGACAATTATTGATATCACTGGTAAAAATGTTTATAACAATTCATACTTCCTTTATGAAGGTGAAAATACTTTCAAAATTACTGGTGTCGGTAAAGGAATGTATCTGATGAAAGTATCAGGAAAAGATTTTACATATTCAACCAAACTGATTAGTATCTCTCCAGACGTTTATAATAATATCAATGTTGATCCTATTTCATATGTTAAAACAAACGTAAATAAATTGAAAAATGCTAATCTATCTACGATTGAAATGGAATATACTCCTGGTGATAGATTTGAATATAAGGGTTATGAAAATGGTGATATTAGTGTTGTAATTGCTAAAACTTCGTATAGTTCAAATTCAGTAGATAGCACCATAAAATTTCATTTTGTTCCTTGTGTAAGTGTTAGCGTAGATTCCAATGGCAATTTAATTGCGATTCAACATTATTCTACAATTCATTTGACATATTATAGTAAAAAATCCGTAATGGACACGACTGGTGTTGATTGGATGGCGGAAAATTTGAATGTTGGCGTTAGAATTCTTGCTAGCACTGGTCCGAGAAATAATGGGTATATTGAAAAAGATTGTTATAAAAATAAAGATTCTTTATGTAATATTTATGGTGGATTGTATGAGTGGGATGAGATGATGCAATATACATTGAACGAAAATAACCAAGGAATTTGCCCTGATGGTTGGAGAATTCCAACACAACAGGAATGGGATTCACTTTTGGTTTATAATGGTGGATTGTATGGAACAGCAGGAAATTTTATGGAAACTGGTACTGAACATTGGGTTGCACCTAATGATACAGCAAATAATTCTTCTGGATTTACAGCTCTTGGGGGTGGACATCATATCGGATCTTACAATCCGATATATCCTAATGGTTGGGCAAACTTTAACCGACAAGCTGCTTTTTGGAGTTCAAAACAATACAATCCAACTTATGCAATATCTTATGTCATTGACACAGATTCATCCACTTTTCATGATTTAGCACCGTCTGAAAAAAATGAAGCGATGTCAGTTAGATGTATTCACAACAATTAAAATTGCTTAGGTTAAACAAAATTCCCGTAATTTTTTATTACGGGAATTTTTTATTATATTTGAATATAATTTAAATAAAAAAATAAATTATGATAGAAATTGTAAAAGAACAGAAAACGAACAAAACTAACTAATATCAATTAATAATTTTAATCTAATTCAAATGTTTACTGCGCAAGAAAAAATAGCAATCTATCGCAAGGCTGCTGAAAATATTGAATCAAGAGAAGGTATTGGCTTCTGTAGAGGTATTGAAGGGGCTGTTTTTATCTTATTTGGGTATTATGTTTCCTTTGTTAGTTATAATCGTTTGTTTCCAGAAATATATCAACATGAATCATATTATCACGGTACTTATTGGTGGTCTGTTATGGGTGAAGGTAGGTTGAAAAGAATTAATATTCTTTTGGATGAAGCAGATAAATTAGAAGAATCTATTAAAAAGTAATTAATAACTAATATTAATAACAACTAAACATTAATCAACAACATTAAAAACAGGTACTTTGGAAACTAATAGTGTAATCGGTAAAAAATTTGTTACAGACCTGTTAGTATTTGGATAGAACCAAACTCAAAACGATATAATTCGGTTGCCATTTTCTTTCTTGAAAAACCTACTCAAGAACAAATTGAATTTATGAAAGAACGAGTAAATACTTTTGATAGTATTCAAAAATCAAAAGGAAGAATGGCAGAGTTTAGAAAGAATGATCCTGAAATTAAAATTCTAGGTTTCAGACTTATAGAATTTGTATCAAAAAGTAATGAAATTTCGATTTAATTTTTTATAAGAAAAATTAAAATTATTTTTAAAATAAATTAAACCTGACCTATGTATTATACTATATAGAGGCTCTAAAAAATATATATGAAGAAAACCGATAAAATCAATGAACTCGAACAAAAGTTTGAGGATCGCACAGGTGTCAATTTCAAAACTTTCTACAAAAATTACAAACCAAAGTTGATGTGGTATCTAACAAGATACACCAAAGACCCAGAAATTGCTGAAGACCATGTAGAAGATGCTTTCATCCAGGCACTTTTGAATATTGGCACTTACAAAAGACCTGACGAAGGAGGTGCACAGGTCAACACTTGGATCTACAAAATAGCCGAAAATATTGTCAAAAAGGCTCATAAAGATAGTGAAAGAATACCTACCAATTCACTAGATAAAGAAATGGTAGAAAATGTTCATCTGTCTAATTTGATTCCATACGAAGATGGAAAAGCAAATTTAGAAGAATATAAAATATTCGTAAAGAAAGCTTCCGTTATTAAAGAAACCATCTATAATTTACCTGAAAAGGATTCTAAGTACAAAAAGGTATTAATCATGCGGGAAATTGAAGGAATGGCTTACAAAGAAATTTCCGAAGAATTAAATATTAACTTATCAACTATCAAATCTCAAATTAAGAAAGGTAGAAATATCATCAAGAAAAAAGTTTTGAAAAAATTTCAAGATATTGATCACAACGGAGTAGAAGAATGATTTCATACGAAGCATCTAAATGGTATATAAAAATATGGAGACAAAGATGGTATATTTATGCCATCTTTATTCATATTTTTCGAAATTATTTAAATATAAATATGTTAATTAATTTTGTTTTAGATATCATCATAAATGGCGATGAACTTATTAATAGAGAAAAAATAAGAGAAAATTGGAAAGATATAAAAAAAAGTATCGAATTATCTAAAATGTATAAATTTTCATCGAAAAATCAAATAAAATAATAATTATAAAAAAAGTACTCATGAAAGAAAATGAAAAACCTATTAGTGGATATGATTTCACTCTAAAAAAAGATGAAATTAAGAAAATTTTCAATACTACCGATTATCAAGATTTTAAAAAGAAACAAAAGAAAACACAAGCCAGAAAAGAAACAGCATATAAATTTACATCTATCGGAAATTCCACCAATATTGTTAGAAATTTAATTATTGTAAACGCTGTATTTTTTATTTTACAAATGTTGTTTCCGACACTAACAACAATGTTTGCTTGTTATAATATATCATCACCAAATTTTATGCCGTGGCAACTTTTAACATCCATGTTCCTGCATGGTGGGTTTGTACATCTTGCAGTTAATATGTTTGTACTGTGGTCATTTGGAAATCAGTTAGACCAAGTGATAGGTACAAAAAAATTCCTGATGTTATATTTTATAAGTGGACTATTTGGTGGTGTTCTTTGGATGCTTCTTGGTACTGGACCTGCTGTAGGTGCATCAGGCGCTCTTTGTGGATTAATGTCAGCTTATATCTTTATTGCACCAGAATCTGAAGTTCTTTTATTCTTCATCATACCCATAAAAATAAAAAATGCAGTTTATGGATTTGCAGCATTTTCACTAATATTTGGAATATTATCAATGTCTAATCCGACACTAGGATTTGGAATTGGACATTTCGCACATCTTGGAGGATTAATTGGTGGATATCTAATCACCCACTATTGGAAAACAAAAAATTTGATTCCTTCAATTTAATTTTTTTTTATTCAATAAAAATTACTACTTTTGTAGTTCAAATAACAAACTATGAAAAATATTTTAATAATATTAGTACTTTTTATCTCTATATCAGGTTTTTCTCAAACATCAAAAATGGATTCATTGATTAATGCTAGACATAAGGCAAATAAAGAAAAACTTATAGCTAAACAAGAATCTATTAACAAAGAAATATACAGAAACGTAGATTCTTCTAAACACATGGCAATCAAAGATTGGAACATTATTAATGAAACTTCTAAAAAAATTGGTTGGAAAAAAACTATACAGGCATATTCAGACTTGTTTTTTCCAATCGCTTGTATAATAATATTGTTATTACTCTGGTTAAAAGGCAAAAAAATTTAATAAACTAAAAACTATAAACATGTTGGATTTTTACAAACACGTAATTCCTGGACAAATGCACGAAAAGCTTACCGAAGCTATCGTAGCTATGATGGCAACTGGCAATTTACCTTATTATGGTGAATTTGCACTTTTCATCAATTTTTATGAATCGAAAAACAATCCTTATATACCTACCGCTGGTGTAAATGTTACATCTGCTGGTATGAACTTCTATTGGGATCGTAAATTCATTGACAGCCTTCCTCAACCTGAAATCAATTTTCTTTTACTTCACGAAGAATTTCATATTCTTTTTGATCACATTAAAAGAAGTGTTGGTTATGATGCTCGTTCTGCAAATATTGTTCAAGACATGATCATCAATCAAATTATTCATGACGAAATTATGAAACAACAAAGTCTTGGAACAGGTCCAAAACCTTTCATTGACATTCCAAAAGATATGTTCAAGAAAAATAGTGCTCTCTTTATTCCTAAAGAATATAAAGGTGAAGCTATCTTCGAAGACTTATACGAATGGTGGGTAACTAAAAAGCGTGAATGGCAGGAAAAGAATAAAGACAAAATTCAGCAAATGAGAAAAGAAGCGAACAAATGTTCGAAATGCGGTTCTCCAATGCGTCAAGATCCTAATCAAAATGGTCAACCTCAACCAGGTGATAGTCAACAGGATGATAAAGATGGTGATGGAAAAGATAAAGATCAGAAAGGTAAAGGTCAAAAACCTGCACAGAATGGTCAACCTGGTAATCAGGGTCAACCTCAACCAGGTCAAGGAGACAAAAGTGACCAAAAAAGTGATCAATCTGGTGATAGTGATGATGGTGAAGGAAACGGAACCAAATGTCCTAATTGCGGTCATGAAAATAAGAATAACAAATCTCGCGAAGGTCAGAAAGACATTTCTGGAAATGACAAATATGGAAAATATGGTAAAAATGATGCAGAAATGTACTCACTTGATACCCTTTTTGAAGGTGAAGAAAGAGAAGAACAGAACACTCTTGATGCACACTTAGGAGACGATATTCCTCAGGAATTAAAGAGGGAAATTGTTGAAGGTATTATGACCAAACTTAAGAATCGTGGTTTAACATCTGGTGATGTTGAAGCCATCCTTAATAAACTTCGTAAGACTAAGAAAGATTACTTGAAAGAAATCAAAAGAACTATGAGTAATCATATCTTTGGTTCTAAAAAAGAAAAAACCATTGTTCGTCCTAACCGTAGAGGTATTGCCGGATTAAAAGGTAACAAGAAATATAAGAACGAAATTAATGTTCTTCTTGATACTTCCGGTTCTATGGGTGGAGAATTTGAAAAAGTTCTTTCATACATCTTTCAGAATGATATTCAGATGAATCTTATTCAATGTGATGCACAAGTTCAGCAGGTTCTTAAAATTAAAGACAAAAAGGAACTTGAAAAAATGAAGATCCGTGGTCTTGGAGGTACCAGCTTAATGCCAGGACTTGATTTTATGGTTGATAAGAAAAATAAAATCTACATGTACAACACAGTAATTCTTACTGACGGATATACAGACCATTTAAATTTTTCTAAAGTTAAAACTAAAACTTTAATTCTTTCTACTGCAGAAAAATGTCCAATTGCACATGATAATGGACGAGTTAAACAAATCAATAATATAGGTAAGCAAGATTAAATGATAAAAAGAAAAAGAGAGTTAAAAACTCTCTTTTTTCTTTTTATATTGTTCTTCATTTAAACTACCTTTTTGTGAATTTAATTTATTTTTAGTAAAACACAAATTATTAATACTAGACACATCTTCAATAGAAAAATTATTTAGAAATCCATATCTAACGCTAATTTTATGATCAATAGTGGGATAATTTTTATCACTAGGTTTTAAATTAAAATTATCTTTAATATATTCATTATCATAATAATCATAACCATCCCATATTTCTAATAACTTAAATTTCAACTTATCAGATATATTGTCAACTTGTCTTCGATATAAAAAATATGGTTCTAACAAATTATCTGGTAATTGTGTTCCTTTTTTAATTCTAGTTGTTTTTCTCTTATCTTTTTGTACTTCTAACATATTTTCATGTATAACACCATATTTTTCAATACAAGTTATTCTCCGTTTATCAATATTTCTAAAATTCTCATCATCATATCTTTCCAAACAAGTTTTCTTAATTTTATCTTTAACTTCTTGTATTTCCATTTGATGATTTACACCATATCTATCATTAAATGTTTTTTTAGATTTTTCTTTAACAAAATCAGCCTGAAATGGATTTTCAACTCCATATTTAGTCAAACAAACATCTTTAATTTTTTGATTCGAACATTCAATTTTTGAACATGAATATTTATCAAAAACTTTAGTATATTTTACATATCTCCTATAAGGTATATGTAAAACTTCACCACAATAATCACAACTAATATCAATTATTATGTGACTACCTTTAGTCAAATGTTCAACATTAATCTCAAATAATTCTTTTGAACTTTTAATATCATATCCTAAATTTTTAAAATAATTAAAATTCTTAGAACCCGCTTTAATATATAATTTCTTAGTTATTAACATAAACTTTTTCTTTATTTGTATATATAAAAATTTGTTGTTCCTCCTAATCCTTTTATTTAATTTTTTATCTTTTTTTTTCAATTTTTTATCTCAAAAAAATTTCTTTATCTTTGTATTATAAATCGAAACCATGAACAAGAAAAAGAATTTACTTAATATATTTACACAAGACGCATCATATAATTATCATCTTGTAAAGACTGAAGAACCCAAAGGTCATTTGATTTATTTGGGAAAAAACGGTGCTAATTTAGATGTTGAATCTTTAGAGTTTTCTCCCACCCGAATTGCAGAAGAATTGATAATTGAATGTGGTGTTGAAATGGAAAAATTCGCACCGTCTATCTTTTTTTCAGAAGAATTCAATACTGAAAAACTTAAATATTTACTTAATAACAAACTTTCAGAAAATGCTGAGTTTTCAACATTTATTGATAGTGTTAAGGATGAATATCGTATTTTGGTGGTTGAGGATTGTCTTCTTTTCAAAAATGATCCACAGGCATATCAAGCGACAAAGCAGAAAGAGTATGAAGAGAATCAGAAAGAACTTTGGGAAGAAATGATAAAGCAGCATCAGGATAAAAAATCAAAAAGGGAAAAGGCTCTTTTAGAATATGACAATGATTTTGAAAAATTACTCAGAGAGTATCTTGAAAGTATTATAGAATATGAAAAAAAGGATTTTGAACTTACTGTTGAACTTGATAAAATTGTAGGTAATCTAATTGATCCTGAAACTTGGATCAAGATAAATGACAAGCCATTCAATTGCAGAATTGAAGTTATTTCCTTAAAAAAAGATATTATGAATGTCTTTTTAACAGACAATAACGATTATTCTTACACTGCAACTTTAAGATTTGACAAAACTGTTCTTGTTACGGAAAATCCAGTACGAATTGATAAAGAAGATGAACTTCCAATAACTATGAATGATTATAAAGTTCTATCACAACTTTATGAAGTTGATTTAACAAATGTAAAAGATTGGGAATTCAAAAATCACACAGACCGTTTTGAGTATGTCATTGATTATCTCACACCTATTTTCAAAGAAGCAAAAGACAAAAAAGAAAAAGAATATGTTGAAAAGGCTTTGAAAGAAGAACAGGAAGAAAAAGAAAAAGAAGAAAAAGAAAATAATAACAATATGGAAAAAACCGCTAAAAATTATATGTTTAATGTATCAATACCAGCACCAGGTGAAGAAGATTTTAATCCACTTTCCATTTGTTTGGTAGAGGATAAATTTTGGAAACAAGAAAATTGTTTAGATGATTCACTTGGATATCATAATTTACCAAAAAATGTTATCAAATCACTTGAAAATGCTGGTATCTTTGGAGAAGCCGAATTAATGGAGTCTATCTGGGAAGTTGTAGATATCACAAGAACAAAACAATCTGTTATTGATAGTATGATCAATGAAGGATTTATATATAATCCAAATATTTTTTAATAGAATTTTTTTATATCAAAAATAAACTCTAAATTTGTATTTCAATTTAACAATTAAAATCTAAATATTAAATTATGGCAAGTAAATCAACACAAATCGCTAAAGGTATTAAATTTGATGCCGCTAAAGTTTTTCCTCAGGGATACGAATCCCTTTCCGACAGGGAGAAGAAGTATTTCAAAATGATGAACGCAAGGAGCGGTGTTCTCTACATTACTTCGGCACCTGGTTATGCTAAGTCCGCTATTATGAGGTCAGTAGCCGCTAAAATGGGCTTCCAGTACTTTGATATTCGTTTATCTATGGTTGATGAAACCGATGTTGGACTATTTCCTACCATTGACGAAGAAGTGATTGCTGGCCTTAAACAAAGGATGTTGTGTCATGTGGCTCCTAAATGGGCTTATATGGCAAATGTTAAGCCCACCATTATTCACTTTGAAGAGTTGAACCGTTCAACTCTTGCAGTTCGTAATGCCGCCCTTCAGATGCTTCTTGAACGAGAAATCGGGGCGTTTTTCAAATTCAACGACAATGTTATGATGTGTTCGTCTGGTAACCTTGGTGAAGAAGACGGAACCGATGTTGAAGAATTTGACCAGGCTTTGAACAACCGTCTTATTCACATTGAACATACACTTCCTTATCCTGAATGGGTTGAGCAGTACGCTGCCCTGAATGTACATCCAGTTATCGTTGGCTTCTTGAAGACTCACACTGAACACTATTACAAGAAACCAGATGAACGCAACCAGCGTAATAAGGCGTATGCCACGCCTCGTTCTTGGACCTTCCTTTCGGACTACATCTTCGAAAATTTTGGTCAGTATGAAACCAGACTTGACAATCAGGGTAACACTTTCAAGAATCCTGATGGAACTGAAAAAATGTTCAAACAGTTTCCAAATATCCGTACTTGGATCAATGATATCAAGGAAATTGGTCACGGTTATGTTGGTGCCTCTAACGCTCGATTTATCAGGTACTGCGAAGATACTCTTAAAATCACTCTTGACGATGTTCTTGACAGGTTTGATGATATTGAAGAAGATATCAAGAACTTCAACCGTGACAAGAAATCAGAACTACTTGTCAACATGAAAGAGCGTAAAATCTCACAGTTGAAGGCAAAACAGCAAGAAAATCTTGTTAGGTTCCTTTGCACAATTTCGGATGATGAAATCGTAGGTTATTTGTTACACGTTCTTGATGTTGAATACACTCTGTCGGAAGACACCAAGGATAACAAAGCCGCTGAAAAATTCCTTGCCGACAAAAGGTTCAATCGTTTCAGGGATGCCATTATGAAGCATGTTGACGATGAAGAAAAGTAATCGTACATTGCTAAAGATAAAAAAGAGGTCAATTTGACCTCTTTTTTTATAGTCCGTCAAAGAAACAACTACATCTTTAGTGTAGTTTGATGAATTTGACATTTAAATTATAAAAAACCATTATTTTTTAATTATATATACATCAACGAATAGTTTTAATTTTAAATAGTTCTTTGATGTGTTGATATGTGGTTTTGTAGAAAAAACTTTCTACAAGTAAAATCATAAAAAGTATATAAAGATTAACCAACGAGTTAATCAATTCAAGCCGTAAGGATATGAAATAAGATCCACGACCACTGATATTTTAAAACTTAAACTGGGTTAGGGACAATCCAGGCGTAGCGTAACGTAAAACATTGGTTTAAGCGTGCTGCGTAGAAACAACTA